AGCGTTCACATCTTCTATGGCACCCATTGCCATTTCGTTACCAAAGGCATCCACGTAGTTGCCTTTTTGATTGTACCCGGCCACGCCAGCGGTTGGCTCGATACTTGTTCCGGTGTTTGGATCTATACCCTCTTGCACGGACTGCATTGATTGCGCCATGTCGATGTCGAAGTAGTCTGGGACTACGCCGGATAGCACCTGACCGAAGCCAAACGGACCAGGTGATATACTGTAAGGCATTCCGTCAATCTTGCCGTAGGAATAGCCGGGTTGGTTCATCTCGGTCATAGCCCGGTCATAGGCTAGGTTACGCTCATTTAGTTGCCCCATTGCCTCAAGTACGGGGCCAGCAACTAATCCTATGCCCCCTGGCAACATATTGGAAATCAATTGGGGACCGGTTCCCGTTAACGCCGTTCCCACTTGCTCGATAGTTTGGTTTACGGGCTGATCAAAAACATTCGATAACGCACTAAACACACCGGGTGGACTTTCAGTGCGTTGTGAGTCCGCGTAGGCACTTGCGATTTGTCCAGGTGTTTGACCAGCAGGCCCAAATGCTTCCGCCGCTTGTACGGCTGACGGATCTGGCCCAAAAGATATAGACGGAGCGTTTGAACCCATCATATCAAATGATGAATAGCTCTCTCCGTCATTAACCATAGGGCGCTGTACAGGCTGTTCTACGACCGGAGCGACTACAGGTTCAATTGGCGGTTGAGTGGCTACTCCACGGCCTTGTGAGAGCGTTTGAGCGGGTACACTAGCCATAAATGCCGCGTTTGATTGCGGGTAGTTGGCAAGATACTGTGCTACGAGAGCTTCACGACCAGCTGGCCCAAAAAACTGTGCTACATTTGGCGTTGTATTCAGTAGGCCCAGAGGCACAACCATTTGCCAAAACTCCCTAAAAAATGATAAATTATCAGCATAAATAATGAACTTGATGCATATAACGAACTCGAAAACATCGGCGTCAAAGCACTTAACGAATTCGGTGTTTCTTTGTTCGAAGACTTGCCACTAGAAAAACAAAAACAGCTTCTGGTGGTCCAAGAACAGGTGTTTTCAAAGTATCGCGTCTCGAAAGATAACTTCCTTAAATCGAGCCTGTTTATCGCCCTCGATTAGACTCCAAATATTTCATTACGCCGTCGAGCCACTCTTGGTTAGTTGGCTGCAAAACAGGGCTGTGTGGAAGATTTATGCCGCCGGGCCGGTGGCATGCAGATGGCGCATGGTCCGCGCGTTAAACGCCACACATCCCCTCACACTCTTCGTTGAAGAAATTGAGTTGCCCCATGTCTTCCAGGTTGCGAAAGTCCACCTCCTCCAGCGGCTTGCATGAGCGGTGGACGAACTGTTCATTGCCGGTCGTTTTATTTATGCGAGCGGCTTTGTCGAACTGCACGGCCTCTTCAAATGAGCGCGGGTCGTTAAGTTTCATGTCACGCCACTGCGCGTTATTGTGAAACGGACAGGCAACGCAGGCGGATTTTGCAAGTGGCCGGAGCGGGTAACGCTTTTCGAACCACCGCTGACAATCGCGTCGAGACATTCCAGCATCAATCAAGGGCCAGACGTGTTCGATATATTTGGTATTCGATGGTTTCATGCGTACAGCTTCGTCAGTTGAAATGCCTATCCACTGACGCACGGAAGCTTCTGACGGGCCACGCTGCCGATATTCAAGGCCCAGTAACTTTCTGACCTTTTTTACGATCAAGTCTATCTTGAAATGTCGAGTGCATTGCCGACGCCCCATGCCACCCTTCGAAAACAAAGGCATCATAAAATCGTTTGGGCTGCCGCCCTCAATCACCGCGTCCTTTAAGCTGCCTTTCGTTACCCGATGCACCGGGAATGGAAGCTGCGTTTCGAGCCAATCGAGATGAGCGTACACGCCTTCTGGCTCGAACTGCGTGTCTGCAAAAATAGCGCAGTCAGGCATCGGTTTCAGTTCGCCATGTGCCGCCATCAGTGCCATTACGGTGCTTTGTACGCCAGCGCCCAGGCTTATTACGTTAAGCATTCGTCATCCTCCACCTCGCCCGTGCCGAAACACCGCTCACATTCAATCCAGCAAACCCTCTAACGCAATCTCTAGCTGTTCGCGGTATCCAGGGTCTCGGCTGTAAAGTTCTGCCATTAAATAACGCCACCTGTGTAAAGGCCCAGAAGATTTATGCCGCCGGGGCGGTTGTCGTTGTCTGATGAAAGTAAGCCCATAGCCGGGACGCCGGGGGCTGCTTTTAAATTTGTCGTTTTAGGAGGCCGGACAAATGCTTCTTTTGTGGTGAAGTCTTTGTTCCGGCCAGCGTTTCGGACAAAACCGTTTCGCTTGTACCAATTCTCAAGGCGCTTCTTGTTCGCCCCAAAGGCATTGGAGGGCGTCAAAGCAAGCGTTAATCCCTCCGCATCTGCTTGTTCAATTAACTCTCGGAGTTTTTCATCCGCAAACCCTTGCCCACGTTTTTCGGGCGGTGTTTCAATTTTATTAATTTCCAAAACATTGCCGCGCCGTGAAGTTTCCACTTTGGTTTGCCTGTCTGGTGACAAAAGCTTATCGAACATCTCATCGTTGCGCTGCAAGACCTTTGTGCGGTCGAGCACATCTTGATCCCAGACGACAAAATTGCGAGTACCGTCACTGTCGCCCTTGCCGCGACTTCCGGCATCCTTGTAGCGCAGCCCCGGCACACCAGCTTCGCGCATTGCGTCAGCCGCCCCCTGCTCGCCAAGTTGTTGGCGCATCCGAAACCACACGTCACCACCTGCCAGCTTGTCAGGGGTATCGGGCATGAAGCCCAGCTTTGTGATTGCGTCCTGTACAACCTTTGGCTGCACACTCAATGGTGCGTCATAATCTAAAAATTTGGCGGCGTCGGCGTCGGGGATATCGAGCTTGTAGAGGATGCCCGTTTCTTCACTCCACGTCGCAGCGGGCATTTCATCGCGGGCAACACGGAAAATTTTAGAAAGATCGTCATCATTTTTTGACTGACGATCAAGAAAGGCCCGCATAAACACATTATCATAGTCGTTGAGTTCCTTAAGTTCTTGCGCTCTATTGAAAATTATTCGAGCGGCGTTTCCAGAATGACGCTTAACCTCTTCAACCGGCATTTCGGGGTATTTACTTGCCACCTTATCGCTTAAAGCGTTTGCAAATTTAAACGCAGTTATTGGTTTTCCAGAAACCCTGACTCCCGGCGGCGGGGCCAGCATATCGCGATAATCAGACCCTACACCTCGCGATTCAGCACTATAAAATCCCCGCCCATATGCTTGCGCTCCTTCGCCTGTACCCATCTTATCGAGGCGCGGACGGCCCTGTGGAAAGCCCGGTTCCGGCTTAAATAAGTTTGGCGTCCCGTGAAACACGTTCATGCCCAACGCATTTTTCGGTATGCGGTTCAATAACCCGGCGGGTGAAAAATCAATCACATCACCAAGAATAAATCCTAGCGGACGTTCGCCCAGTGCCATCTGTCCCATACGGGCCGCAGCGTTTAATGGTCCTCGTAGTAAACCCGGAAAAGCAAACTCCACGCCGTCGTCGCTTGTTTCATCGATGTCCAGTAATTTACGTTGCCGAAATGGCGCTAAACTTAAAGGCCCGGTGTATTCATAATCTGGATCATCAAACGGATTTTCAGACAGAAGACCTTTAACCATTATTTTCTTCGCTTTTTACCTGATGCAGTTACGGACCAGTTCACACGTTTTGGTCCTGTTTTCTTTTTGGCCTCTGTTTTTGAGATCCGATTTGCAACAGCCTTTGGTCTGCAAGCTGGGTATGCACGTTTGTCTTTTTTGCCGGATCTACCGCATTTCTTGCCGGTTTTTACGTCGGTCCAATCCTGATCAAACCAGCGACCTAATCCGCCGCGTTTACTTTTTCGTTTTGCGGCCACTTTTCACCCGATTATTTCCACCCCGCCATGAGCCGCCCATTTTCTTGTACTCTTTCGCGGCATATGCATTTGCATAGGCACTCGGGTAGACCTTGAACTTGCGCTTGGCCTTCGCTTTGGCGCGTGACCATTTTGCAGGGTCGCTTGGTTTCGGTTTGGATGCTGTTTTTGCCATCACCACTTCACCTTGTTCGACCAAAAGGCTGCGCTCATTTTGCCTTTTGCTATGTTTTTAGAATGTCGCGCCTTGAAAGACTTTCTTCTTGCCTTGTCTTTTGCGCTTTTGGGGCTTTTCCCTGCGCCAGATACACCCTGTTGACCGAACCTAATTAGTTTGACGCGATCCCCGTCTTTAGCGAGGACGGCATGACTTTTTGTTGGATGTCGTGGTGTTCTTTTTGGCGAATTATATCCAGAAAATGTTTCCGAACCGCGTTTGACGGTCATTACTTCTTTTTACGTTTCTTTCCGCCGTAGGAAACTTTTCTACCTGTTTTATTTGCTGCTTTACGCGCAGCTGCCATACCTTTTTTTGTGTATGAAAACTTCTTCTTACCAACCATCGGCATGATCTATTTCCTTTCTTGCAAAGTATCCAAACCGTCTCCGGTCAGAACGGTTATTTCTGATTATGTTGGCTACATTGTTGGGGTAACGATGCGACAACATCGACCGAACTTCTCGAACCATTTTATGAACCCCGCCAAACGGGGCTACCATGTCAATCACCCACAACTCCGCGCCACTGTTGAAGTCATCGGGTGTTAATTTTCGGCTACCAGTTGCATATGCTTTGACGCTATCGGGCGACATCATTGCCCAGGTAACAAAACCTATTGCCCAATCATCTCTTGGACTTAGGAACCCTTCTGGGTACTCACTCGCCATAAACACGCGGTACTGGTCCAACGTCAGCGGGGGCCAATACAAACGGCCTATGTCATAGATGCTGTAATCATTGTGTTGCGGTGAATGGCTCGAAAGGCTAACCATGTAGCCCAGGTCACGGTGTAACCTAGACGACTGAACGAACATTCATCCCCTGTTCACCAACGTCAGTAGACGCCTTGAAATTCTTCAGACCGATTTCGGCCTCAAGCTCTGCGCGTTTCAATTCAAATTGCATTTCGAGCTTTTCTTTCTCAAGCTGCAACTTTGCCGCTGCCTTTTCTCTTTCAAGCGCCATTTCAGCCTCTAATTTTGCTCGTTCCAACTGAATGTCGGCGGCTAGTTTTTGCTCTTCAGCGGTGGGCTGTGGTGGCTGTGGAGCCTGCGGCATCATCTCTTCGCCGCCTGGACGCACATATTCATCTACGCCCTTGAAGCCCGCCAACTCCACTATGCGGCGTAACGTGTTGCGATATTGCTCGACACCGACCAGCGGATTGTCGGGTCCGGTCTGCAATAATATCTGTTCTTGTTTCGATGCAATCAGGCCCAACATAGCCATTTGCTGGTCTTGCGAGTTCGTGCCTAATCCCACGTTAATTGAGATGTCCATCATCTTGGACCATCCCCTGGGGTCGATTTCCACAAACTCATTGCGTAAGCGAATTATTTTGCCTGGAGACTCATATTCCATTGTCGCCTTGAGCATGAGGTAGAACATTCGCTTCACGCCGGTCTCAGCAAAGTTCCTCGCCACCAACTCCATTTTTGCCATCGCAGATTGTTGCATTGCGGCAATGGCGGTCGCTGTAGTGTTCTGAAGAATGTTAGGATCTAATCCCGCTGCACCTTGGCCTACCGTGCGCTCGTCTCGTACTTGATCAAAGTATTGCAGCAAAGGAAACACGTTGCCGATCATGTTCGGCACGACTAGCGGCTGTATCGCTGTCGGGTTCTTTACCCTAATCACGCCTCCTGGCCGATTGGTTAGTACATCGTCTAGGTTAGCCTGCCCTTCTTGCACAACCATGCGCGAATTATTGGTCATATAGGCGTTATCAAGCATCTGACGCGTGAGAACGCTTTTCAGGCGCTGCAAAGGCATAACCAGGTCTGCAATAGACCGACCAAAGAACCGGTGCGGTACCGGTATCGGGCAGATGGTCGCGAACGGCACCTCATCTACCGGCTCATTATCGAGTATAGTAAACCCTGAGATAGTTACCTTGCGCCAGGTTGCGACACCATCCTGTTCAACGTCAATTTTGATGTAGCACTCATAAACCATGATCTCGCGCATAGCCGGATCATTACTGCCGCTATCGGGTACCTCGCCCTCACCGTAACGGTTGATGCGCTCTTCACTGTACGTCAGGTCTTCACCTGTCGGCAGTGACTCCACAACGTCGCGGTCGTAACCCATCTCGATCAAATCGGATGTTGTCTTCATCACCCGGTGCGCCATAAACGGTGCGTCCTCTAATGAAGTTGCCCGCTTGCTGATCAAAAACTCTTCCGGTGGCACCGCCTGGACTACAACCTTACCGCCCATGGTTGTCTCACGATATTTAACGTCATAGAGCATCGGTGGCGCTGTCATCAGCATCTCACCCGCCTCACCGAACATCTGGTTGCCCATGTCGTCAAGAAGCGGCGGCACCTCTTGTTCTAAGTCCGGTCCCTCTACCTGGGAGAGGATCTCTACATCGTCGCGGTCAGCAAGCTCTAAGAGTTGGGCCTCAGTCAGGTTTTCTACGGCCTTTTCTACAACCTCTGTCGCATCCTCCCAAAACACCTTGAACACGCCCACTTTGGACAAAAGCGCGTCACGGAATACATCTTCAAGTACCATAAATCCCGGATTGTTGCGGTAGAACGACCAGTTTAGGTAATCTTGTGCCTGCTCTGCGAAGGGTTCGTCTTCCGACGTTTCCGGGATCACTTCAACAACCTTGTCTGACGATGTAAAGATACGCATCAGGCTTGGCATCATTGTCTCGATTACGTCAGATACATCGCTCGACACAAAAGCAGAGTTTCCATCCACCTCGTCCCCAAACAATTCTGAGTTGTAATATTTAATAGCATCGGCGCGGTCATCGGTTATCTCACTACCGACAAAGCCAATAGCGTCATCGATCTCCGCTTGCACAATGCTTTTCAGTTCGTGATCTGTGAGGCTCACACGATCCCCCGATTGTCATAGGAAAGCGGCCTATGCCACTCTCCACTTGTTTCACGTAAACCCACAGCCAAATACCGCAGGGCATCGGCGCTGTGGCTTGTAAAGTCATGCAAAGGTCGCAACTGGAACACCTTGCGCTTTTCATCAAAGACCGTCCGGTATTGGCGGATACACTCTAGCAAGTGCTTACAATCTTGATGTATCCAAAGGCGCGGAAAGATACGCCGCACCGCATTTATGCCGTCATCAACACCTAGTTGCGGAACCACTATGGGATTTAGCCCCAAGTCTTGCAGCGACTCTATTCGGGACCGACCGCTCGATAGTTCCTTCACTCGGACATCATGCGGGAAGTAATGGTCGCCCAGCTGCCATGAGTTTTCGTCGGCGCGGCGTCTGATCTCGCTCACATACCAATCTAGCCCCACACCAGAGCCTTCGAAGTGGTCTATAATGTGGATCTCTTGCCCCACTTGCTGGAACATGATTACCGCTGTTTGGTCACCAATGCCCAAGTCCCAGGCGCTGTGTACGAGTGCGTGGGGGTCATGCGGTACATTGCACACCCTGCCCTCCGCCTCTGCTTGCTCTATCTCGCTGGCGTAGTATGCGCCCATAACAGCTGCTTGGAAGCTACACTCGTATTCTTGGTTGTAAGCGTCACCTGACATCATCGAACGAGCTGCAAACAACTCTGACTCTGGCAGTATCCCGCTTTCTGATGCCTTTAATGACATACTAAACCACTCATCATCAGTGGTTGCGTTATCATATATTTCCCAGAAGGTATTTCGTCCCTTTGGCGTTCCGATAAACGTAGCACTACCATTGCGGTCAGATAGGCAGGCACGAATGACCTCTGTCCAGGCTCGTGGGTCCATATCCGCAAACTCGTCTAATACGATTGCGTCCAAACCCAGGCCGCGCAACCGGTCATAATTATCAGCCCCGTAAAGCCTCAATCGCGCCCCGGTTGGAAAGTCAACGCGAAGCTCGCTTTCGTTGTAAGTCACACCTGGAATAGACCGAGTAAAGTCTTTCGCATACGTCCAAGCTATATCGCGAGCCTGCACCAAAAATGGCGCTATGTACGCCACCCTGGCGTTTTCATGTTTGCAAGTCAGGGCAGACCTTATGAGGTCATTTACACAGGCCACCGTTTTACCGGCGCGGCGGTGTGCAACCAGACAAGCCCAACGCTGTGTGCGTTCGTGATAACCTACGAATTGCTCTCTGGGTTTGTATCCGATTCTGACTCGGACTTCGACCATTCGACCACCATTTTCATTGGCCCTGCATCTTCACCGGAAAATTCAACGGCGCTTACATCAGGTAGCGACTTCTTCAGTAAAATCTCTACAGCCCGTAGCTGTGTTGTTGAAAGTTCATCGTCTCTAAATATATGATTTTCCAGACGATTTATTAGCTGACTTGTCTGAATTTTGCGGCGGGTTTCGTCGTCATGTCGAACCTTTCTCGTTCTAGCCGCCATCAGTGAATTGTCTCATCAGTATTACTCATATCTTCGCTGATCCACTCAGCAAACTCTTGTGCCTCGGTTACATCCGAAAAGCGTTCGAACACCAAAACCACACGGATTTCACCTGTGCTCGGCACCACTTCCACATACGCACTAAACATTTTCGGAAATTCGAGAGCATCATTCATTGGCACCTAAAAAAACCCCGACAAAGCGGGGCAGAGTAAGGGGAAACCGGGCGAGGCACATTTCCAATACTGTGTGTAAAGTAAACGAGGAGAGGAACCGTAACCTGGAGACGCACCTCGCCACCGATAATATACGGTCTTATGCTGATTTGTAGCAAACTTTTTTTGAAAAAAACGCATTATTTTCATTAAAACCGCATAAAATACTTTACATAGAGGACCATTGGACCTATATTCTTTGTATTAACAAAGGAGAGAGACAAATGGAAGAAGCAGCAACCGCAGGGTTTCAGATCGATGAAGAGATTATAGACCCAGCAACCGGCGAAACTTGGATCGTGCTGAATGTTGGCACCGTTTTCGACGACGACTTGACCTTTCTGCACCTGATACACCCGATCAAAAAGCATTTGGGTTTGAGAAGAGATACGCCAGTTCAAAAGGCATGCTTAGTCAATCGAATTACGGGCGAACACACAAAAGCGCCGTGGTAGTCAAACCAAATACGAGTAGGACCAAAGGAGAGAGTAAAATGGACACTGCACCGTTCGCGTACTTCCGCCACTCACCTGATGACACTAATCAGTGCGAGTTGGTGGTTGTCGCGGACGGTGAACTTTTTATACTGCCGATCGACCGTACATCGGTACTTAACCATATCCAGGAATTGTTGAAGTTCTTATGAGTCCCGAAGAATTAAAATTGTTTATGTTGCGCCATGAGTTGCGTCAGAAAGAATGTGCAGCTGCCCTGGGGGTCTCCACCCGTCACTTACGGCGGATGCTTTGTGGTGACCGAGAAATTACGAAAACGATAGCTCTGCTTGTCGCTGCTCTTGACCAGATTTCGACCACACCTCAAACCGGCAGTGTTCACTATGAGGGGTCTCCCAAATAGACACCGCAAGTGCGCGGTCTGGTGATCCACCCTTCCCCAGGTAATCCTCACGCCAACTCATATTTATAAACCTTGAAGGGCGGTGCCGCTCAAATTGTTTGCGGCCTTTTTCACACGCCCACAGCCGTTCTCCACAAACCAGCGCCATGCGACTGACCCCGATTTTGAATGCGTGATCGATGAACGGTCGAATACGTGCAAACGGCGGGTTTGTTATTAAGGTCGTGACCGGGGCAGCTTCAAATTTAAAAAAATCTTCGCCTGTCGAAATATCACCAGAGACAACGACAAAGTTTCGAGCACGTAACTCGTTAACTAGTCGATCATCTCCGGCGCATGGTTCCCATACACAACCTGACCACCGCAACTCATCAAGCATTTTGAACACGACCGACATTGGCGTGGGGTAAAAGTCGTTAGGCTTCCTCATCAAGCCCCTGATAGTCACCTAGCGCGTCAAGCGCCCGTCGCAATTTGTTAATGTTGTTTGTAGGTTTGTCGTACAAAACAACATTTATCACGATGTCTTTTTCATTTTTGAGACACCGGACTTGCTGGCTGTAAACTTCCCATAATCCTTCCATTACTTCTGGCGCAGCGCCACCGCCCAGAGGCTTGCTGTGATCTAACGCCGTAGGCGGCGGCAGTAATGTAGCCTTTTCATATAAATCACGAAGGTATGACGCAGCGTCATATTGCCTATCATCTATCACCTCAAAGCGGTGCATCCGGTCAATCAAGCGTTGGGTCTTGTTTACGTTATGAACTGTTACGCCACCACGGGGATCTGCTTCTCGCACCATGTCCCCATCGTCGCGTCCTTCATTCAGCCGCACTCGCCCAATGACCACACTCTCTTTCGATTTCTCGTCGGATTCTTTGTCGTCGCTCATATCTAGGAGTTATCCGCGCAATAAATTTTGATAATGCGGGAAACCACTCCTCCTCTTTTTGCAAAGCTTGTATTGCGTCCATAACCAGGTCAGCCGGATATTTTGTAAGGTGCCGGGCAACCTCACGAATACGCCCTTCTGTATCTGTCGTTTTCGAACCCATCGTCAGGTGCATCTGCGCCAAACCCGCTACAATCATCTCCAATGGCGCTGTCTGTAATGACCGCTCGACTACTTCCAGCGCACTCATCAGGTCGCTGTTTTGTCCGCAAGTGATCCCCCGTATCTCGGTTATCAGCGGCTCGTACTG